AAGAGCCTGTCAATACGTTTTACATCTTCCTTCGCCTGCGCCGTTCCTACGGACCATATCTCATACAACGGCTTGCCGTCTATCTCCTCATCATAAGGAGCAGCGCCGGATGAACCCGCAGTCCCAACAATAGCCAAGGGCCGTTTCCGACCCTCAGCTTCCTTAGCCTTTGCCATTATACCTCCTTATGGCAACAGAAGTGCACGCACATACACAATAGTAGTATCAGTCGTGTCTTTTGTAATATTGATCTTACCGCCCGTGTCCTGGAACCGAGAAGTCTCGAACGGTCCGAGAATATACTCTCCAGCCTCAGTGGTGAGTAGCGAAAGATTGCCCTGTGAACCAGCTGTGAATGCATCTGCCCCGCCATCCTCTACAAGAATAGTCGGGTTAGCGGCATCAGCCGGTCGGTCTACGAGGAGCACAAGCTTGCTCGCATCCTCCGCGCTTACAGTCACAGTAAGAGCCGCCGTAGATGAGAGCACGGTCTTCATGTAGTCCGTGTCGTTAGTCGAAAATGTGAGCGAACCGTTAAGAGTTGCGCTCTGAATCGTTAGTGCAGAATCACCAGCCATATCTATAATCTCCTATTAAGTGCTAAGCCCAGCAGGTGCCAGAATTGCAACTCCGAGTCGGTCAGGACGAACTACCTTGCCACCGTAGACATACAGCCCACGAATATAGTCAGCCATGTAGTCAGAGTGTCGGCCAGTCTCTACCCTGACAACCTGAGATGCGTAACTAATCGCGTCCATCGTGCCGAACATAACCGCACGGTCAGTGCCAGATGTGGTCACGACATTGTTCGAACTGTAGATTTCGAATTCCATGAAGGTACCTACAAAACCATTGCCACCACGAGTAGTGAGCCCAGCCTTGATGCCGCCCTCTACGTTGTCGATCATCTGCGCGAATCGAAGGTAACCGTGGAACCATGGCGGTACAACTACCCAGCGTCCCTGGCTTGGTGCATTTGCCTCGTCAAGATAACGGTGCATATTGGTGAATACAGCAATGACCTGGTCAAAGCCATCACCAACCGCGTACATATCAAGCCCAGTCGAGGTATCACCAAGGTTAGCCGTAGCAACGCCTGCGCCGGTGTACAGCCCCGCCAGGAATTTGTCGATGACATCAGCCGCACTGAACGAAGCCTTGGCAGAGACAGCGGCCATAAGCCCTGACTCGTCCTGAGCCTGTGCAAGTGCAACGTCATCAAGCAGTACAGCGAAGTACTTCTTCTGGTCGATGTGCAGCTCCTTCTGGGCCGCGGTCATCGTCTGGTATGAAATAGTACCGTCCTCGGTGTAGTCGTTCGTAGTCACCGGGCCGATCTCGTTAATTCTTACTACATCTCCCGCCTGTGTGATCTCACCCTGATAGTCGATGTTCACAACATTGCGAAAGACAAGTGCCTTGTCGGTATCAATGATAAGCCGACGCGCCCATATTTCTGGACGTATTTGCTCTAAAGCCATTTGTTACTCCTATTTTTTACCGGAGTTGGAGAACACGCGCTCAAACTCTTCAGTTGACATGCGCTTTACCTGTTCCGGCGTGTACTCGTCAAAAGTACCTACGCCACTATCCTTTCCGGTGTCTGTGACCTTTCGGCCATTCTCTCGTGCGAACTTGTCAGCGGCAGATAACTTAGTCTCTTCGATAGACTCGATGTACTCTTTGATTGCGGCCTCAGTAGCCTCGCTATCGTCACCTATAAGGCGATCAATGAACGAAGGCGCCTTGATTCCCTTCTCTGAGAGCAATTGCTGCGCAAGGCCTTTCTGAGTCGCCGTGAATCGGTCACGCTCGGCCTGCTGTAGCTTCTTCTCTATCTCTGCTATACGTTCCTCTGCCTGCTGCTGTACGGTCTTCTTCTCGTTCGACGCCTCTTGCTCCTTCTGTTCCAAGGCCTTTCGTAGCTCTGCTACGGTACGGTCTGAACCAGACTGCGCCTTACGGGTCTCCTCGAGCTGCCGTTTAATTTCCTCAAACTGTTCAGCTGTTACAGTCTGTGTCTCGTCCTGCTCTCCATTCGGCTCAGCCGCTTGGTTAGTTTTCTCTTCAGCCATCCTTTACTCCCTTGTCAGGAACGTGAATTCCTGCCCGTATATATTTCTCGTTATGCCATTACGCCGAGCCCAGTCGCCATACGTTTGATAGGGCTGTATACCCTCATCTCGTATACGTCTAACGCTCGGTGCATAGCCGTCCACCTCTGGGTTGATGTCGCACCGACAGTTGATGTCGAACTCTGCAACACCGCTTCTCCGTGGCCCTGCTACCAACACGCCGTCTATAGCCCACCCTTCCGGCTGGTCTTTCCGCCGCCCGTCAAGCTCGGCATGGTCAGGACGTGTACTATTATCAATGGTAGCGTCCCATACTTCAGTTATGCTTACGCCGAGATCCCGAGACTGCTGATAGGCTATCTGGGCCCCAAGCCCGGTACTTCTCAACGTCTCAGTACGTGCTATCCTCATCGCCGAACGGTACGACCTAGCCACACCGCTCTCCCGAAGCCGTCGTGTGATATTCGGTATTGACTCGCCACGGATTACACCTTGTGTAATGTCCTGAGTGAGCCAACGCCGCGTATCGCCTACATAATTAGTCAGTGCATTATCAAGTATCCTGGCGTGCTGCGCTATCTCATTAGCTGACATATAGCCCTGTAGCGCACCCATCTCTCCACTTATCCCTACAGCCGCCCGTACTGACTGATCGCTGATAATCCCCCAACTCAAGTCAACACCTGCATTCTGCGTTACAGCCCAGCCGTGCCGGTAGAAGCTCTCCTCGATAGATACCGATGAAGCCCGTTGTATCAGGTCGATGTTCTCAGTCAGATACGGCTGCATCAACTCAACTATCCGCCGCTCCATCTGAGAGTTGCGAACGAACCGTGTAGCCTGAGCCCGTGTAAGCTCGCCTTGTATCTGATATTGCTCGTACAGCCTGACAAGCTCAGCACGTATGTCCGTGAGTGACCTGTTGTATTGCTTTACCAATTCAACATTGACGACTCGGCCAACACGCTCAATCTTATTCCATATCCTGCGGCTGTTCGTACGTAGGTCGCGTGTTGGCATCTGGAACCATCCTAAATGGGTCGTCAACCTGCTCCTCATCGAGCCGGTCTATCTCTGCGTCTGGGTCGTCAATGAAGCTCATCAAACCAAAGGCCGTCTTCTTACTGACCTGGCTTGTGAGTATCTCAAGAGTCTGTGCCTCGGAGTACAAGTCTCTCGGAAAATTCCGAGTGAATACAAACTCCAGGTTTGACGGGTCGATGTTCACGCCCTTGAACCGTGACCAGTAATTGGTGATAAGGTCATACTGCCTACTAAGGCTCTTTTGAAACTTGCGCTCTGTAATCTTGCTGCTGTTCTCGAGGTTAAGCAGTGCAACCTGCCAGCCTATCACCCGCATGTCTCCGCCGAAATCCTTCGACATATCGATAGACTTGGCGAATTGGTAAATGTTCTTCCGTATCTCGTCGAGAATGAGCTTTACAGCCTCAGCTGCTACTTCCTTCGATATGAACCCTACATCGCCATCTTCTGGAAGCGCGAATACACCAGTCTGCTCAAGGTTATTTATGAACTCCTTGTCAACCTGTAATCCAGCGCCCTTAGCGTACATGTACGCCATTCTAAGTTGTTCAAACTCGCTAGCTGTGCTCGATAGAATCGCATCATATGCATCTATCAGCCCCGTTACCTTCTCAGGCTCGGCGAGCATGTCCCTGTTGTTCAAGAACGGTATGATCGGAACGCCTGTGAATAGATGCGACTGTACCTCGCCCCTTGCCGGGTCTAACCGAAAGTTGTAATTGCCGTCATCAATGTAGTACCGTACCTCACGATCATCGTACCACTCAACTACCGTATAGGTGACCGAATAGTCCGCCGTATCCTCAAGCTCGTAATACCTCAAGACAAGCTGCGGCTCGTCTATGGACTGGTCGTATATGTATATGACCTCCCACGGTACGAGGTTTTTCATCCGTACCTCGTTCTGGCCATCGCGAACGTACAGAAGCCTATAGCCTATCCCGACAGTTGCCGCGTCTCTCAACAAGTCGCTATTCAGATCCTCAGTCGAATTGAACGTTGAGAACTCATGAACAACGCCACGGTCAATGTCGAACTGTCCGCTGCCCTCATACGATCCGCGGTCCAACGATACGGAAACCTCGTTACCCATGTAACCAACTTTGGTATCTACAATGTCACCGTAGAAATCGTTAGCAATCTTACGGTTTACCTTCTCGTAGGCAACTTGCTTGCGATTCATGATAGGCACATCTTTCAGCATGTACCGATTCCACAGCTGACGCTGATGCTCGGCAGTCTTCTTATGCCCGTGCAGCAAGTCTGCCAACAGCTCTGATATTGAGCCCTCTTTGTCGGCGCGGATGGTAGCTGTAATTGTCTCTGTAGTTTGTATCATCGTCTAATCACCGCCGTTACAGTTGGCATCCTATTGCTGAGCATTATCTTCTCTATACCGTATCTCAACGCATCTATACAGTGGTTGTGCTTGTCCTCTAAAATCGGCAGCACGTCACCTGTCAGTCTGTCAGTCTTGTAGCTGTAGTGCCGGAGCTCATAGAGTGTATGCTTACACCGCTCGTGTGCTACGATCTCCTCAAAGGACCGGAGGAACGAAACACCATCATCCACACTGCCCTTGCCCTTCTTGGCCGACCTCATCTTGTAACCATGCCGCTGCATGTACGATATGGTCTCAGGCCTCGCGCTGTCCGCTGTTATCATCCATTTACGAGCATCAGGCACGACGTCAAACAATGTCGGCGTATCGTCTATATCAACACCTACGCCATACGCCTCGTGATCGATCCACAACCTACCATCTTTAATAAATGCGCGCACCAAAACGCTCGGATCCTGTGAAAAGCCCCAGTCAGCGCCTAGGTAGAAGGTAGCTCCCTCAGGAGTATCGAATACATCGGACCTGAACTTGCCCTTGAATACCTGCGCGTCTGATATGGTCCGCGTGTGCCCTTCCCATACGTGCATATATCGGTCATAGTCAACACGCTTGTCATACTCCATTTCCTTCTTTAGAACTTCAGGGAAAAACGGGTTTTCCTTATACCCTACCTTACGTATTATAGCGCCATCTGGCGGAGACGTTATAAACCTTCGGTATGTCGGATCTTCTTCGCTGTCTGGATTGAAGCTGACCCATATCTCTGAGCCGTCCTTTCTGATAGTAGGAATGAGAAAAGACCATGAATCGTCGGAGACCTTCTCGGCCTCTTCGACCCATACTATGTCGATACCTTCTTTTGACTTTATCTGCCTAACATTAAGATGGAGCCCTTCAAATATGAACTCGCTACCATTTATACCAGTGATAGTCTTTTGATATATCTCAAAGAAACCATCCAAGCCAAGCTCGTAAATCTGATCTCTCAATAGCTTATGTACCGAGTCAGCTATAGATTTTTGAATCTCGCGAGCGCATAGAATACGGGTCTTATTCTTGTACGCCGTAACTATCAAAGCCCTCGCAAAATTCCAAGACTTGGCTCCGCCGCGGCCTCCGTAAAAAACCTTATACCTCGCCGGTGTGAAAAGATCCTCAAATGCCTCAGGTATCTGTATGTTTGACAAACTCTACGACCAATTTATCAGGTACTAATGGAGCTCCGCCTGCTCCGCTGATCTGTGACTTCTCACTCCACCCGAGTTGAGCAAGTGAAAATTTTGCCATACCAGGATCAATTGCGCGAGTAAGAGCGCCCTTTTCTAAATTAGCTTCCTTCTTGCAGTGGCACAGTTGTATAGCGTCACTAAACTCTTCAAACTCATAGATCTTTTGTCTGGGTACCCCATTCTCATAGGCAAACTCTGCCAGAATAGGAATGTCGTTTTCTTCTATGTACACAAAAAAGGCTTCGAGCAATTCAGCCCGAAGCCCATCTGTGTACTTTTTAGGTCTACCGCCTGGCATCAAGTACCCGCTCTACCCGTAACTCTTCCGCCTGCTCCAATACCTGCTCCCATTGCAAATTGCATCTTAGTACTCCTTGAACTCACGTTCTATTTCTTCGATCATCACATGATTGTCATGTCTCAATGTGATGTTGTGACCATCAATAAACTTGTCTCTTTCCTCTTTAGACCGGAAACAGATGGTAAAGTAATACCCGGCATCGCCATCAAATTTCCATTCGTCCCTAAACTTCTTCTCAAACTCTTTTATCTTCTGTAGTTGTATACCGATCTCTTTGTCAGCATTCTTTGTGAGGTCTTCAACCTCAAGAAACTCGTTTTCTTTCTCAGCATTCGACCTCATATCTATGTCCTTTATAGATACGGTACCTGTCTTTAACTTACCAATTTTAGGTGCATCCATTATAGAGCCTCCCGTGGCTGTAATATAATGTCTGAAAACCTCTGGTACTTCATGCCCTTCTTCGGAGGCCTATCTGTGTAGTACTC